TCCACTATCACGGCTTGCCAATAACTCCTGCCACAGTAGCTGTTAAAGCAATTGAAAATGGTCATGCGTTTGTTTCGTTTGCTCATTCTGACCAGCTTTCTATAGCAATTGAGGTGTGTCAGTCTTTCGCCATAGACAATGGAGCATTCTCTGCCTGGCGATCTGGCAATCCAATCCAAGATTGGCAGCCTTTCTACGATTGGTCACTTAATCTAAAGAAAGTACCTTCTTGCGACTTTGCAGTAATTCCTGATGTTATTGATGGAACTGAAGCAGACAACGATGCTTTGCTGAAAGATTGTCCGCTGCCGACATGGTTTGGCGCACCAGTTTGGCATATGCATGAATCTTTAGAGAGACTTGAACAGCTTGCAAACACCTATGTGCGGGTCTGCATTGGCAGTTCTGGCGAGTTTTCTACAGTAGGAACATCAAACTGGTGGGTCAAGATGGGTCAAGCCATGAGAGTTATTTGTGATGACATGGGCAGACCTTCTTGCAAACTGCATGGTTTGAGGATGCTAGACCCTGCAATCTTTACCAAATTACCATTTTCATCAGCAGACAGTACCAATATTGGCAGAAATGTTGGCATTGATGTGCATTGGAAGCATGGTAATTATCTGCCGCCAACCAAAGAAGCCAGAGCGCAAGTTATGCGTTCTAGGATCGAGGCATTTAATGCACCTTCGCAATGGAATTTTTATCAACCAATGGAGCAAGAAACACTTTTATGAACAAATACACAACTAAGTTTATTGCGTTATGCCCGATAAACAACAAACAAATAGTTTATCAATTGGAAATCAAACATTCTGAGCAAATAATGGTTGAGAAAATCCTAGAAGAAGTAGGCAAATACACATCAGCATTCCATGAGCGAATAGCAGATGAATTGTTTGTATTGTTTGGTGGTGAGCAGACTTTAACTGCCAATCATCATGGCGTTGTTATCCAAACAGAAAGAAAATTATGATTTTTGCTTTAATAGCTTATGCCGTGGCAATGATTGCAGCAAACCTTTTGGTGGCGACATTCGGCCCATCAGTAACCGCAATAAATGCCTTTTTACTGATTGGACTTGATCTGACTTTGAGAGATTGGCTTCATTTCAGGCTTAAAACTTGGCAAATGGGTGGCTTGATTATCGGAACTGGCTTAATCACCTACGGCTTAAACCCTGCTTCAGGAATGATTGCAGTAGCTTCTGCGGTGTCGTTCTTGGCAGCATCCATAGTTGATTGGGCTATTTTTGTAAAAACCACAGGCTCATGGATTAAACGAGCAAATGTTTCAAATACTGCTGGTGCTGCCGTTGACTCTCTACTTTTCCCAACGATTGCATTTGGTGCTTTGATGCCTGAGATTGTTGCGCTTCAGTTTATAGCCAAGGTTTCAGGTGGTGCGGTTTGGTCTTATGTTCTAGAAAAGAAATTAAAGCATGAACTACTTTGAAGCCATGAGACTGCTAGACAGAGTAAAAGAGGGCGTACCATATCCCGTACGTCTAATCAATCAAGCATTGGAGCTTACTGGTGATTTGGAGCAGACGTAATATTCAAGGCCCAAGCGATAGAGTAATTCTTGAACAAGCAGAAGCAAGGGAACTTTATCGCAATTGGGAATCAAGCCGTAATTCTGACCTGATTAGAGCAAGACTTGAACGGGCAGAGAGAATCTATGGCACTGGTGCTAGAGATCGAATCCGAGCTTATATGGCCCAAATGAGAGAAGGAACACTTACATGACTTTTATGGTGACTTTTAAAGTAGACGCTAACCCTGTTGGCAAACAAAGGGCTAGATACGTCAAAAGGGGTAATTTTGTTAGCACCTACACCCCTGAGAAGACAAGAACCTATGAAGCCTTAATCAAAGATGCTGCAATCGAGGCAATGGGTAGTTCTGAACCATTGGAAACCCCTGTTAGCCTTTATCTCTATATTCGAGTGCCAATCCCCAAGTCATGCACCAAAAAGCGCCTAGAAGCCATTGACAACGGGTCAGAGAAGCCAACAAAGAAGCCTGACGCAAGCAATATCCTAAAAAGCGTAGAAGATGGCATGAACGGGGTTGTTTACCATGACGACTCGCAGATCATAAATATCCACGTTACGAAGGTTTATTCAAGTCTGCCAGGTGTCGATATTTGCGTTAAGGAGTGCCTAGATTAGGGTAAACACCTATGGTAGACCACCAACAATTAGCTAACATTTAATTTTTAACAGGAGTGAATCATGGAAAAAACTTGGGAATTTGACACCACCACAGGTGCGGGCAGCGAGATTGTTACTGTCGTTTATGAGTATGAAAACGATGGTGAGACAACCTACAACGAGTCCATCAAAGAGGTTTGGTTTGAGGGTCGCAATGTTATTGGGCTATTCTCTGATGAACAATTCAAAGAATTAGACATTGAGGCTTCTATGCGGTTTCAAAATCACAAACTCAACTATAAGTTGGAGGATGTATGAACGAACCCACCAAAGCCATTCAGTACTTAATCGACACCGCCCCTTTGTATGCAAAAGCAAAAGCGGATCGGATGTACTTGGAAGAGTTTAGAAAATCCCGCAAAGCTCAACTTATGAGTCAAGCGGGAACAGAAGTTTTAGGCAAACAAGAGGTTTACGCCTATGCACACGAAGATTATGGGGTGATCTTGAGGGGCATCAGGGAAGCAGTGGAAACCGAGGAGAAGTATCGCTGGCTTATGACCGCAGCACAGGCACGAATTGAGTGCTGGCGAACCGAGCAATATAGCGCCCGCATGGAAATGAAGGCGACACAGTGAACAACAAACTGAGCGCAAAGCATAGACTACACATAGGGAAAGTTAAACTATTGCCATGCTCAGTGTGCGATCAACATGGGCCAAGTGATGCACACCATATCGAGCAAAAACTACAATATTGCGTGATTGCTTTATGCAGGGATTGCCACAATAGTTGGCATGGCACAAAGGCCATTTGGCGAGTGCGAAAAATGGATGAACTGGCAGCCCTTGACGTTACCATTCGCAGATTGACTCAGGAAATGCCACTAGAAGACCATTCAAGCCCCTTTTAAGCCGTTTTTTAGCCTTGTGCATAGCTACTATGCTTGACGTAAAAAAATAGCCTGAAGCCCCTTAAATTTTAGACGTAAAAAAACCCGCTTTTTAGTGCGGGTTATGGGTTTAGCGTTTGCCTGAAAGTATTCGCAGAATTAGGGCTGCAATTGCATAGATCATTCAAACCCCTTAAATTTGCTTGAGCTTGATCACACGGGCCATTTTTTGGCCATGCGCAGGATATGCAATCACTGGCACATCTTTAGACCAACAAGCCCTGCAGCCATTGCAATTCCCCCCGTGTTTGTATGCTTCGCACAATTGAACCCCTTCCCTTGCTTGAAATGTTGCAGCATCAGGGCCAATTACTGAGCCGTGAAGCCCTTCAATGTATTCACCCTGAATAGAATCACTGGAAAACCTGACTTTTACATTGGGCAGGGTTTCCATTTGTGCGAAAACATGGGCAAATTTAGGGAATTTGTGCATTCTGGTCGGCAGCCAATGATTGACCCATGGCGTGCGAATCATTACTTCTAGAATTTTCTCTGCCAGCCCAAGGGTGTAAACGTCACCCGAATCAAACCAGCGAAAATAGCGGTCAGAATCTAATTCTGAAACCATGTCAGACACCCAATCAAGCCGCTGCCAATCTTCCCGATTAGACAATCTAGGCGCTTTAACATTGGGATAATTATAATTTCCCGTAGTGGCATAACAGCCCTTGCAAGCATCTACCAACTCACCTGGCGCAGCCCACGAACCAGGGCAAGTGTCTAAAGCTTGCAAGCTCCATGAGCGGGCATTTAATTTTGAAGTTTGAGATATTTTGATCATGTAACGCCTATTAAAAAAAGAAAAGTTAAATATTGCCTTCGGAGATATCGCAGCAAGCCACCCACAAAAGGCGGGTTAAATTGTCATTGTGATTGCTTAATTCTGCTTCATCCCATGCCCCGTACTCTTTAAGGCAAGCCGCCACAATGGCAGGATCAAGCTTTTTAAGTTGACGGGCAATTGAAGGGGTTTTCATTAAAGCTTCAACGTCAACGTCACATTGTCCCGCATGGCTGCAGGTTAAAGCTTGCTTTTTAGTGATCTGCAATTCAATGCGACC